AACTTTGAACAACAGCATTAACTGTTACCAATATATCTTGAACGCTAGAAACAGAATAATCTAACGTAATAGTTGTTCCACTATTTGTTGTAGATACCTGTTTTCTAACTGTTTCAAAGTTAGTTGCAGGTTTTGATCCAATATATCCCATATTATGCTACGTCTGTTAAAAGTTGTAATACAACATCAATATTACCACTTGCGTTGTCTGATTGTGCCTGTACCTTATCAGAGGTATTTAGAACGATCTTAGGAACTTCTAAACTACTTCCAACAGGTAGAGGTGCATCTTTAATTATTGTAAAAGTTGCTGTTGCTGAATTGTCATACTTCTTAATTGAAATATTTACGGCTGATGTTCCTGTATTAGAAACAACTCCTGCTATTACCATAGACTTATTAGATGCAGTAAATATATCGGTTAAAGAAGCATTTGAAATTGTGACACTAGCATCAGAAAAATTATTAGCCATGTATTTCTCTCCTTAACTACCTAATGCAACTGCAAAACTAATAGCGTCACCCAATGATGCTGAATTGTCTAGTTGCGTTTGTATATTTGAGGTCACTCCGTTTAAGTAACCATATTCGGTATCACTAATGTTAGTGTTTGCTCCAATCTTAGTTGCCGAAATTCTATTTACATCAAGTGTTATATTTCCTGCTGATGTGACAGGCGAATTAGATATAGTAAACTCTGAACCAGATTGTGCTAATCCTATGCTCGTAACTGTACCTGTGTTGCTTGGAGTAACTTGCGTGTAAGTAATATTAGTAGAACCGATTGAACCATCACTATCTGTCGTGCAAAGAAAGATTTTGTTATCATTAGTAGAACCCTGATTTACAACTATTAGCGATCCGCTGATCTCTGCGATTGTATCGTACTCTGGATCTCTTGATGCTGTACCACTTGAAACAACAATGTATAAACCATTTTGTGTAGCAGTTGATTGATCTTTAACTAAAACTCTATCGCCTGTTACTAAAGTAACTCCGTCAATAGTATCGCCGTTTTGTAAGTCAGCAGTAAGATCAATATTAGCTGTTGTTCCTGCTTCCGCAATAATTCTTGTTCTTAATCCTGCTACAGCTTCATCTACATATGATTTTATAGCAACATCAGAATTTGATGAAGGCGTACTCATTCCTGTTATAGAGCCACCAGTTATAGAAACATTGTTAGAAGCCTGTGTTGATATTGTGCCAAGACCAAGATTTGTTCTTGAAGTAGAAGCTGATGCAACATCAGATAAGTTAGAAGCCTTTTCTAATCGTGCTGTAATTTGATCTTGTGCGTTGGAAGATAAAGTATTTATAAATTGAAATTCAGAATTTGTGACACTTCCATCTGCAATTTTAGTAGCATCAATTCCTGTTGCAACTGCTGTATTACCAACACCTGCTGTTTTAATAGAAACTGCTCCACTAGAAACACTAAAGTTATTTGTATCAAAAGATGCAATACCTTTATTTGATACTGTTGCATCTTCACCAGAATAAGTAATTGTTCCACTAGACTCTGCTACATCTAAACCTTCACCTGCTGAGAAAGTAATTGTGCCACCAAGAGAGGTTGCTGTTGAGCTTGATCCATCAGTTACAGTTATAGATGAGTTTGCAAGTTCTGCATTTGCTACTCCACCATCTTTAATTGTTACTGCACCAGAAGATACAGAAAAATTATCAGAATGAAAAGAAGCGATACCCTTATTACTTGTTGTAGCATCTTCACCTGCTATTGTTAAAGTTTGTCCTGAAGCTGTGGTATCTATTCCTTCACCACCTGCTAAAGTAAATGTTTGTGAGTCTAAATCTACTGCACCTGTTCCACTATCACCTGCGTAATCAAGATCTTCACCAGTTAATTGCGTATCTACATATGCTTTAATACTTTGTTGAGAAGCAACAGCAGTAGCACTATCGCTTGACATATCATCTTCATCTTTAAAAGCTGTACCGGATAATGATGTGTTAAGAACTGGACTTGTTAAAGTTGGACTTGTTAAAGTTTTGTTAGTCATTGTAACTGTGCCAGAGGTTACAAATGCTTTTACAGATTGCTGAGAAGGAGGAAGAACTGCTGAGTCACTACCCATAGCATCTTCATCAACAACTGATACACCTGGATTAGTATATGATGATCCCACATAAACAGATACAGTTGAGTCAGAGGCATTTATTGTTCCACTATCAAAAGTAAATGTAACTGTAGTGTTAGGCGAGGAGTAAGCAGAGGTTGCTATCTTTCCAAATATTGTTCCGGTGTTTGATCCAACAATTTTTATACGTCTGCCTACATGGTAAGAAGAAGTAATATCAGAGGCAACAGTAATAGAAGTAGCAGAGGCTCTAGTAAACGTAGTTGTTCCGTCACCATCACCTAATAAAAACCACTCTTTATCATTCCATACTGATCTAACATCTTTGAGTTGCTCACGAATTGAGTTATTTACATCAGATGGACTCATGCCCTCTGAAATATTAACTCCATTTATGGAAGTGTTATTTATTGCTGTTGTTGAATAATTTGATACTGTCATTGTTGTTGTCCTCTATTAAGTAACCCTTCATTTATATTTGATGATAATAAACCTGATGTTGTTGGTCTTGATACATTTGCACCGGCTCTAGGAGTTTGTAATAAACCTCTAACTGCACTTCTTGTAATTGGTCCATAAGCTAATTCAGATGCAATACCTGGTATAACGTATTGTAATGATTTAATTGGATCTACAGTTATATTTCCTGTTACTATCCTACTTGCTGTACCTGAGTCAGGAACATAATTACCCATAATATTTTGTGCTAATTCTCCAGTTTCTCTTAAAAAACCTTCTCCTTTAGCTGTCATTTTTTTACCAATAGAACTGTCATTTTGTTTTAAAGCATTTAAAAATTGACTTGTAGAAAATATACCTTGTGTATTACTAGCTTTGTTTACTGCTTTTTGAATAGCTGACAAACCTACTTGTGATTTATTTATTTGAGTTAGTCGTGACTCAGGATTAAAAGATTTTAAAACATTACCTGCATTTCTTCTAGCTTCATCAACAAGTCTTGAAAGAAATATATCTCCACCAGTAGATTTTTTAAAACTTATAGATAAATTTCTAAGATCTCTTTCAAAAGCTTTAAAAGATTGACCTGTCATTAATCCATTAGGTTCTACTCTTATTAAGTCATTAATTGTTTTAATTAATTTTTGTTTATCAGCAACAGTTCCAGTTGGATTAGACATGATGCTAGTTTTCATTGATTGTTTTAATGTTTCTACACCACCTGCATTTAATGAAACACTAGCTAACTCATCTGTATATGCTTTACTAACGTAATCATCTACATTTTTAAATAATTCATTACCTTTTAAATTTTTAGGTATTAATGCGTTAAATTGATTTTTAGTTAATTTTCCTGTTATTGGTTCAAGAGCTTCTTTCATTACTGCTCTGTTAAAATCTGCTAATGCTGTTATTCTTCCTAATTGTAAAGGACTTCCAACACCTGGTAAAGATGTTACATTCTGTTCAAAATTTTGTAATAGATTTCCTACAAAATTACCTTCACCACCAAATGCTTGACCTGTAGTTACTCTAATGTCTTTGTTCATTAGTTTTTTTGCTAGTTCAGTTGTTTTAGGTAAAATTTTTGCTGTTGCTCCACCTAAAGCACCACCTAAAGCACCACCAGTAGCTACACCCAATGCTTTACCTTCAACACCTTCACCTGCTCCTGCTCCGTATATGCCACCAGATACAGCACCAGTTTTTACAGCTTGTCCTACTTTACTAGCATCAGCTAATTTTTTTGCTCCTTGAACTGCTTTAATACCTGCACCACCTACTAACATAGTAGGTATTGATCCGGCTATTTCTGAACCATAAGCAAGTACAGGGTTTTCTTTTCTAAATCTATCTAGTTTTCCTCTAGCTTGTTTAACTGCTTCTTCATAAGTGATATCACCAGATGTTGCAGATTTAAACAATGCTTCTATTTCATCACCGAAACCAAAAGTTAAACCTTGTGCAGTAGCTCTAGTTAAATCACCTGCAAAACTAGAATTTTCAATATTAGATGAGCTAGAAACATTTGTTGATTGACTTTTAATATTATTAATTTTTTTTAATAACTCATCTCTTTCTGACATTATAATTTCCTTTTTTCTAATTCAGCTAAATATAATTTTAATTGTTCAGTATTAAGATTTTCATGATTGATTGCTCTTAAATCATTATCATCTAGATCGCTGTAATCTAATAAACCTAAATCAGTTGTTATTCCTGCATCAAATCTTTTTAATTGTTCTTTTGTAAATTCTATTGGATTTTTAGATTTATAACCTTTAGTTCCATATTCATTACGAACTTGAATATTATAGTTTCTTAAATTTTGTTCATACTTATTATATTTTTCACTAAATATTTGTGAAATAGCTTTTTTTACTCTTTCAGGATCTTGTAATGCGTCTATATTTCCACCTAATGCTTCTATTATCCTAAGAGCATCTTGTTCTGTCATAACACCACCACCAACAATTTCTTTTCTTGATGCTCCAATCATTCGTTGTAATTCACCATTTGCTAATTGTTGTGATAATTCTTCTTGTGTTAAATCTTGACCAAAGAAAGTTTTAAACCATGCTGAATATTTATCAGTAAGTCTTTCTAAACCTGTATTTGTATCTCCAATAGTATCTAAAAATCTTGCGTAAGATTGTAAACTTTTTTCTTGATCTAATAATTCTCCTTCTAATTTAGTAAAAGGTCCACTTCCCATTACACCAAAAGTTTGTTGTCCTGCTGTACGAACATCAATATTTCCTAATGTTTTTTGCCAATCTTTTTGATAAACTCTTTTTCCATCAACCATAGCGTACATTTGGCCTTTGTCTGAAAAAACATTATAATTTTGACCATTTTTATCTCTTATCATATAACGATAAACTGGCTGTCCTCTAGGATCATCTTTGTTAGCTTTTAATCTTTCAATGTCTAATTTTTGTTTTACCTGTTCTTGTTGTTTAGCATAATTATATCCTGATTGGATTGTTTGCATTAAAGTTTTAGGCCTATCAGAATAACCGGTGTCCATACCCATAAAGAAATCTCTACCAAAATCAGATTGTGCAAATGCTACAGCTTTATCTAAAAGACCTTTCATAGTCATTTTAGGTTTTTCTTCTGTACTTAATAATCCTTTATTAGCTGTTTCAATGTTTTCTTGGTTAGTATTTTCTTGTACGTTTAAGATACCTTGATTTGCTTGTTCAATATTAGGTTGATTACTTACACCAGGAATTGAACCTGGAGTTTCTAATTCTTCCGGCATATCAAAGACCACCTGACCATTAACAATTTTTGCATACTGTCTTAAATTTGCAGGTATTTTTTTTAATAATTCATCTTCATTAACTGGTTGAGGTATTGGTAAATTATTTCGTAAATATGGATTATTAACATTAGGATCTAAAAATTGTGGAAGGCTTGATCTTTCAAATGTTCTTCGTTTACCTTGCCCCATACCAGATAGCATTTTATAACCACCCATGTTAGCAGTTCTAAATCTACTAGGAGGATTTGCTTGAATAGATGGATTTGTACTTGCTCCGTAAATATTATCTAAAAGAGATCTTCCTCCAATAAATGCTCTACTGCCTGGACCCATAGGTATAGGTTTATTTGTTAATGGATTAATTGGTAAATTGTTCATTGAAAATTGTGCCATTAAAAGAACCCTCCAAGTAAGCCACCTGCTAATGCTCCCATACCTCCACTCAATCCAGGTATTTGACCTGCAAGATTAGCTCCCATTCCTGCACCTTGTAGTATGCCTCCACCAATATTTCTAAATACTGGTTTAGTTGATACTTCAGTTGAAGGTACGTTTGCACCTAATGCACCTAAGTATTGATTTAATTTAATGTATGGTTTTTGTTCTTGATAATCATATCTAGCAATAGCATCTTGTAGTTTAGCTTGTTCTAAGTTTTCTTTTTCTGCTCCTACTTGTTGTAATCTTGCTATATCATTATAATCCATTTCACCCAGTTGAGGTGCTGACATCATAGTATTAGCCATGAGTTCTCTTTCACGATTATATTGATCGCCATATACTTGATTAGCAAGTTGTCCTAAAGAGTCTGCTAATACTTCTTGATTAGCTCCTGAACCAAATCTACCTGCTTTTGTAAATTGTGAATTAACTTTAGATGTTACATCACCTGCCATTTGATTAAATAATGCTTGGGAATAAGGATTAGAACCAGGTGTTAAGTAATTACCAGCTAGTATGTTTGATGCTTCCGTTTGTGATTGGTTAAGTAAAGGGTTGCCAGATAATGCCCTTGATGTTGCTAAGTTTAAAGCAGTAGAAGTTTCTGGTGAAAAATCTGTGTACGTTGCATTAGGAAAGAAATTAGGCGTACTACCTTCGTACAAATCTTGTGCAGAGTTTATTGCCTGTTCATAGTATGGTCTAATAAATTCTGATGGTTCTGCTGATGTAGTCGTAGTGACGTTTGTTGGGTTTGATCCTTTACTCATAATTCTTTACTCATTAAATATATATTTTGTTTAAATCCTTGTAATTTACGCAACCAACCTTTTCGCCCTGCTACCTCAATAGATTGGCAAAAATTATTTGTTGCAAATAGTTCAATTTTATCTTGTATAGGTTCTAACCAGTTATCTAGGTTATTACCTCCTGCGAGAACATATCGTAAGATACGTTTGCGTGGATAGTCTGCTACCTCTGTAACAACTGCACTTTCCACTTTATCGTTCTCCCAACTTATAAAAAGTTGAAACCTGTTTAATATTAATCCGTCTAGTATATCTCTAGCTGTGTAAGTATCATCTAAAGCTCTTTGTACTAATGGCTCTACTTGTTGCCATACCATAGCTATATCTTCTTTTGGTACTTGCGTAATCACCCTATAACAATATAGCCAAATGTTTGATCGGCATTAGATGAACTAGCATGAGTTAATGTTGCTGTTCCGTTTGCTCTTGCTGACACATACAAATTTGCTTTTGCTGTATTTGCGTTAGCTGTAGTTGGCATAAACAATATAATAGAGTTACCACCTAATCTTGCATCTGTAAGCGTTGTTGTCGTTTGACTTGCTCGTAATGTTATAGAGCCTGTGCTGTTTAACTTTCCGTTTATTGTGTTGTTTAAGCTGTTAGATACAAGGCGTAAATGTTGGCCATGATCCGGCATTGAAATAGGTACACCAGGAAACTGATTGTCTGCCATTATCTTTTGCCTTCTGGTCTTGCCTCTATATCTACTCCTGACATGGTGTTAAAGTTGCCACTTACCGATACTCGTATTCTATGATAACGAGAATTAGATCTAAGAGGACAATCACCACTATCTTGTGTTGAAACTGCTGTGCCAACAGATATGTTATCTAACTGTGATGCTCTTGTAATAGGCGTAACAGTAACAGTTGTGCTGTTATCATCACCATCTACAATCGGTCTAACATTAATAATAGATGATCTTCTACCCTCTGCACCTTCAAACTCTGTTGTATCAACTGTAGCTGATAAAGATGTAGAAATAAATTTACCAAATTTATTGTCAGAATTAAATCCTGCTAAACCTACAATACCTTCTCCATAAAAATAAGAGTCTAACGATTTAGGTAAATTATCTAAATCACCTAATACATCTAAACTTTCTAATGTCGTAAAGGCTTCTTGCGAGGCACTTGATATAAATTGTAAATCTAACCCTGATCCAGTAGACCATTTATCTACACTATAATTATAAATAATTAATTTATTATTTACGGAAGATGTAGAAGTAGCACCTGATCCTCTATAGGACCATACAACAACACTATTGTTTGGATCTACTGCACCACATACTCCATCTAAATTAGATGTAAGATCTTTATAAAAGAAATCATCTATTTTACCATTTCCTATTGGTGCTAATTGTTGGCCACCAGTAAGTTTATAAAAACCATCTTGTGCTAGGAAAAAAATCATGTTTCCAAAAGACACAATGCTTTTGTCACAAAACGCCCCTATATTGTCTGAAATCTTATCAAACCTAAAAATTAATGGCGTACCTTCGTAACTCATTCGGTAAATAGCTTTTTCAAAAAAAACTATACCTGATGATTCACCACCTACTATTCCTACGAGGTTTCCATGTTCACCAACAATATCTTGAAAACCAGATTGTGTAGCTTGGCTAGGAGTCCATGTTGAACTGTCATTTAGTCCTGACCATTTTACTCGTTGGTTGTATTCTGTGCCTGACTCTGTAGTGTAACCAGAAACAACAAAGTTATTTATAACTGTAATGTATTTTGCTTTTAACGCTACAAGATCGGAAAATGCTGAGTCTGTACCTTGATCAAACTTTTGAATATTATCAGCGTGGTTAGTTGCGATAATGTTTGTGCCAAATTGTGTAAACTTCCAAAAATCTCTTGCGTTAGATGTTGTGCTATTATTGTAACCACCTGATTTACTTTTATCTTGAAATACAAGTGAACTATCCATTTGATACAGCTTTGTTGCATCACCGGCATAGTTTGTTACACCACCTGCTTGAAATGATGAAAATAAACCTACTGCACTTCCTGTTAATCCTGTGCTACTAAGAGCCTGAAATCCTGGTAAACTTTTGTAACCTGTTTTTAAAGGTAATACGTTATCTACTTTTAATGCACCAGTATTTTGATACGCAGGAAGATCAGATTGTAATTGTCCGAACTCAATCATATTATACTATTCCTGTTGCTGACATCTGCATTGGAGAAGATGTTATTGATCCTTTTTCTGATGATAAGTTTGCGTTCTTTAATGCTTCTTTATACAAACCGGCCCATGTTGCTAGACGTTCATCTTGCATTAAGAAAGGAGAAGATTCTGCTAATGCACCATATAAATATAGTTCAGGGTAGTTTGTTAAAATATCGTTTGTTGTATTTGACTCTGATAAAGGAGTAATTGTTTTATAATAATCTATTTGTAATGTTTGTGCTGAGTCTGGTGCAACACCTAATAAAATATTGCCACCAACTATTGTAAAAAAACTTGGTAAACCTGATGTTTGACTAGCGTTATATTGTCTGTAAAAATCACCATTAGCCATAAAACGTAATGTTCTATACGGATCACTTTGATAAATAACTGCACTAGCTTCTAAAAAACCACTAGGCAAAGAGTATGATTGTGTACCTGAAACTGTTGTTGTACTGGTATCTGTATTAACCATTTCTCTAACACGCAATTCTCTATTCAATCTGCTTTCTGTAAGCGTAATGAAATCACCCAAGTATGATGTGAGATCTGTCCTGTTTAGATAATTTGCGATTGTTGTTTTTAACAATGCGAAAGTTGTAAGAGCCATTATAAGTTTCCTGTGTAAATCCTAAAGTGTCTGTTATCAGGATCATTAAGCCATCTAAAAAATTTAGGCTTGTCTAATACTTTTCCTGTTAATGATATTATTTTTTTCTTTGCTAATTGATGAACAACAATGTTTGGTAGTCTAGCTACTCTATAACCTTTAGCTTCTTTTAAAACTTTAGATTTATAAGCACCTTCATTTTGTGCAACTTTATTAGCTTGTAGTATTTCTTTTATGTCTGCTTGTGCTTGATAATTTTCTATATGTATTTTATTCTCTGCTTCATCTACAATTAAATTAGTTTTAACTGATGATTTATCACCTGGTTCATTTAAAGAAAATTTCTTAGCCATTTATTTTATTGCTTTCATAATCATTTTGTCAATCGTACCTTTTACAGATAATCCTTGATTGCCACTTATACTTAGCATTGGATCATATTTTCTATCTCCACCTGAAGTTTGTTTTGATTGTTTTTTTTTATTGCCTCTACTAATCATTGGATCAGATTTAATAGAACTTTCAACAACCTTATATAAACTTGAGGTATGTTTTTTATTTGTAAAAACACCCATTATTATCTCCTGTTTAAAATTAAAAAGGAGGGGATAATTCCCCTCCCTATCCTTGCACTACAATTATGCAGTTAAGTTAAATATTCCGTAGTTAGCGTTTGGAGCTTTTGCTGTTAGAGTCCATTCTGTTAATAGTAATTTTTTATCACTATCACCAGTTTTTGCTAAATCAGTAGTTTGGAATGGTCTTAGGAAATCCACACTCCACATATCCATTTGTAGAATATCTACTCTGTTTGCATTTTGGAATCTATCAGGAACAAATGCTACTTCGCCAAAATCTGATACATAAATATCAGTCGTTCCGATTGATACTTTGTCTGACGCATCTTTGTATTTAGTTGCTACACCTGCAAATGCTGACGCTAGTTGCTTGTGTGATGCTGTCATTAGAACTGTATCAGGCTCTCCACCATTTTCAAAAGCTACTAAAAGTCCTGCTTTTAATAGAGTTTCTGTATAAGTTCTATTTGTGCCACCTGCTATTGCAGTAGCACCAGTACCTACAGGAACAGCCGAAGGTGATCCATTTTTAGAATAGTTATTAGTTGGTGAAGCAGGTCCATACCATGTACCTACTGACGCTGATTTTCTCGCTGTAGAAGCATCACCTGCTACTTTAGCTTGTTCAATACCAATCATAGCGTTTTCCATATCACGCTTGATTTCTTTACCCATTTTAGCTAATTGATAAGCCATTTGAGTACCCATACCTGCATTATCTACAGCATCATCAGTACCAGAAATTGTTACTGATTTTGATGAAATTTGCGTATAGTTAGTTAATCTTGATGTTGCTGATCTAGCTTGACCTGCATAATCATCACCTTCAACTTGTGCATTTACTGCAACTGAAGCTAATGAGTCAGTTTGCCATTCATGCAAAGTGTTAGTCGCTGTACCTTTTGATGCGTTGCTCATGAAAGGAGTTTCTGTTGGACTAATATTATAGATCACATCAGCAAGGTCCTCTCGTATTGAATTAACACCATCATAAGTATCAAAAGTATTTGTTGGCTGTGCCATACTTAATCTCCTTTTAAGTTAATTGTTAAGAGTACATTTCTTGAAGAATAGAAACTGCATCACGCACTTTTCCACTCTTTTTAAGAACTGCTTTTTTAGATCTAATACGTTTAACAACATCAGTATCTTCAGCTACTTTTGGACTAGATGAACTTACAACTTTTGGTGTTCTAGTAACTTTCTTATTTTTTGCGTTAGCTTTTTTTAACTTATTATAACGATAAGCATTTGCTAACATAAGAACTGCTCTATGATCCACTAACATTGAGATTTCTTGGTCTGAATATCCAATTTCTTTTGCGAAATTAGTAAGGTTCTTTACAAACTCAGGACCTTTTTCTTTGTCGCTGTAAATAGGTAGTTTTTCAGCAAGTAATTTTTTTTCTTTTTCCAAATAAGCATTATAAGTTTTTTCATGCTCTTTTTGTTTTTCAAAATTAATTCTTTGCTGTTCTTGTCTAGTAGCTTCTATCATTTCTTTCCTACGATCTATCTCAGCTTTTTGTCTGACATATTCAGCAGGATCTTCTTGATATAAAACATCTAGATCTACCTTGTTTTCAGTAGTCTTTAAGTGTTGTTCCAATACTTGTAATTGTTTTTCGTATTGATCTCTTTTTATTTTTGCCTCCTCGTTTTCCCTTGTTAAAGAATTTTTAAGTTCATCAACAGATTTTCTGTTTTCAGAAAGATCTTTGGTTTTACGAGTGTAATCTTGTTGGCGAAAATACCCATCTTTGAGTTCATCTAGGCTGACTTCTAATTCTTGATCTCCGACCTTAATTTTATAAAGTTCCTGATTACTGTCTAAAGTGTTATCATCTTCAACTTGATCTATTAGTTCATCATCATCAAAAGCATCTTCGTTATTCGTTTCCGAGTCGCTTACCTCTTTTGGTGATTCTTCACTTGCTGTTTCCTGATTCTTAGAGGCGTCTGTACTTAGTAAGTTTTTCAGGGCGTCAGCTACCTCTCCTTGTGTATTTAGAGGCTTGGGCGTTGGTACAACAGTTTCCAGTGAAGGATTATCTGTTGCAGATTCCATTTCTGGTTGTTCTGCCATTGTATTCTCCTTTTATTTTTTTGTTGCTAATTTTCCTGTTTCTAAAACAGATTGCAACTGCATCACAACAACCTCTGTCATTCTTCTCATAAGAAAGATATGCTCTCGTTGTTCTGAATCCTTTAGGTCAGAGTTTAGCCATTGTAATTCTAAATCCTGACGAATCTTTTGTATTGCTTCAACAAATATTGGATCTTCTAATATTCGTTTAGCTTTAATTGCTCGTTCTTGTTCTTTTTCCACTAAATGTCTGCTCCGTAAGCATCATCATAATTAACTGCAAATTTTGGTTTGTTATTGTGTGGGTTTGGAGTGTTAATTACAACATTACCTCCACCACCTTGAAATGATCCACGATCTTCTCCACCACCATAACTGCCTGTAACACCTTCATTAATTGTTCCTGCTCCACCATAAGGTACTTGAGCTTCATTAAATCCAATATTAGGTTGTGGTGTAGAACCTATATCAAATACTTCTTGTCCTTTATCGTTAAAGTCACCTGTAAAATATCCTCTATTAGATAATTCTGCTATCATAGCATTTTTACGCATATCAGGATCAACTATACCTAATAGATTTAATCCAATACCTAATGTAGTAGGAAATGTATTTTTTAATGTTACTAAATCACCTTTGCTTGGTAAATACCCTAACATACTATTACTAAGATAACCTGTTTTCATATAATCTAATAAATCTTTGTTAGAGGCATTTTTCATATCTTCAATAGACATATAAGGTCGTTCTTCTGCTCGTTCTTCTTCAAATGTTTTACCATTATCTTGATTAGGTTCAGAAAAACCAACATAACGACAAGCCTTCATCACTTCATCATAAATATATCCTTCAGGACAAGCCGGTATTCCTTCTTCATCTGTTACTGGAGGTACAAACTCTACAGGGTATTGATCTGTTTCATTGGCATAAAAACCTTCTGGTGAATAAGGATTACGAAATACTCCGTACTGGTTCATGTCAGGTTGTGCCATAGGTGTATTGGCATTGACGTTTTGATCTAAATATCCATTAATAATATTTGTAGCTTCTGTTCCTTGAAAAAAAGGTGTGTAGGCCATTATTGTAACCTCTCGTCATTTAAAGCAGAGTCAATAATCTTTTGATTTATTTCTTGTTGTTTCATTTGTTTGTTTTGATTATCTTTTAAAATTTCTGTTGCTAATTTTTGTTGTTTTAAATTCATGTCCTCAGTTTTATACAGTTCATCTGATTGTAGTTTTCTTGCTTTAAGTTGTAATTCAGCTTGATCTTTTGCTTGTCTGTTGCGTAGTTCTTGTTGTGCTAACATTAAAGTAGGATCGGGCTGTTGAGGTTTTGGTGGAGGTGGAGGAGTGACAGCAGGGTTGTTAAAAAACTGAGAGGCGTCTTTGTAACCGGCATTTTCCAAATATTTTTCTAGTGTGTTGTAAATCTTTTGTGGATCTACAATACCCATTCCACCTGTACTAATTAATTTTTCTTGTACTGCTAAAACTCTACCTAAAACTTCTAGTCGTTGATCTTGTGAACCACTACCAAGTCCAACTTGTACTGTTGCATTGTATCTATCTACCCATTCTCTAGGGTTCATGTTTACAAATTTACCTCTAAGCTGAATGATACGATCCTGGTCTTGATGTTTGCAAATTAAAGTTAATAAACCTTGAAACATTCTTTTTACACCTTCAGAAAAGTTTCTAGCAATTAATTCTATACGCTGTGTAGAAGCGTTCATCATAATATTTGTAGTTGTTGCTGTTTGATGTGATTTATTTATAGCATCTGCATCTAAACCCATTTGTACTTTTGTAACACCTGATCGTTGCTCTTTAATAGAATCAATTTTATCTATCATAGCTAAACCTTCTTGCATAAAATTAGGTGTAGCCATTGGCGATACTGCTCCAGGTGATTTTACTCTAACAATACCACCTGCTCTACTGGTTAAAAGATCATCTATGTTTGCTTGACCATCTACAACAACTGTGCGTGAATTATTTTGTAAGTACGCATTGTTTAAAATTTGTCTTAGGAGTGTTGTTTTTATTTCTTGTACGTCACCAATTAAATCATACATGGAAAGACCATAAAATTTATGAGGCATAGGTACTGGTGTTACCATAGCAAAAGGTATTTGCTCTATTTCTTCATTTTCTAAAATGTGATACGCATTATTCCCACTACCACCCACAACCACATGACGTAATTCTGCTATACCATCATTATCATAATCGCATTTCATGTAGCAATCTATGACTTGAACAACTGTTAATGCAGGATCTATGTTTTGATATTCCTGTGACATATCAGAATCATCATAGTTCTTTCTTGTTTCTGCTTCGTTGTTATAAATAAACTCATCAGCAGGAGGAAGTTCATTGATAATTTTCTTATCAAATCCCATGTTGATTAATTCAGATCTTGTTTTAAAAACTCTCTGACCAATAAAATTGCAATCATCTAAACTTGTTGCTGTAGAAGTAACTAAAATACTTTCTGGTGCTACATTTTCAATACATACTCGGCCATAGTCTTTAACTCGTTTAACTTTGACGTTATACGTTGCTTCATCTACATCAATATTGTCTAAATCAATTTCAGCTACGTTATCTTCAACTTCTACAACCTCTACTTCAGGATCAGCAATTAAGGATTGGTATTCGGCCTCTGTTAAATTTTCGTAAGATTCTTTTTTTTGCTCTTTAGATGTTTTCCAATAGTATTTAACAAATCCATTTTTAGAAATAAGAGCATCTTTAAACAAAGTATGCAAAATAGAGTAACCATTATTATCAACATTAAAAATATGATTAATATAATCACTAGCTTGTTCAGCGTATGCCACATCTTCCGGTCCATTAGGAGAAAAACGAACAATACTCTCCCCTTGCGTAAATATTCGCATCATGCTTGGTAGTATTGATTCTACTACTTCCAACATATCTTGCGATCTAACTTGGCTTTGACCTTCTACTTCGTTACCAAGAGGCTCTCCTAAGTAATATCGTAAGGCATTTCTGCGTTGTTCTGTTAAATCACTCCCATAGTACCCTACTGAGTTTGTAATCTCCTGTGAGATTAAAGAGAGTAATCGTTGTTTTGTTAATTTCATCTATACTATTCCTAATTTTGGGTATTTAATTTCTGTATTCCAGTTTTTAGTTTCTTGTAATCCGGTGCAAAGATACCTGAAAGCATCTGCACTATGCGAAGTCCAGTTATGCTCCGGTCTATTTTTTGTTATTCCTTTATCATCTACAGCCCATCTGTACTGTCTTAGAGCATCTAGGCCTTCTTTTGTCTTTTCAAAGTCAAAATAACACCTGGAAAGCGTCATACGAACTGCATTTATGCCATCTTCTACACTCATTTTAGGAACTATGCTTGTCACTAGGCCTAAAGATTGTGCTATTTCAACTCTTGATTTACCTGTACCAATTTCTCGTACATTAGCATCATGAGGTAAGTAGTGAGTATTATATACATAACCTCTATCATCTAATATATTGGCATAATATTCTAGTGACTCGCCACTATCTTCAAAGTAATCTATTAAATGTATGGCTGTTCCTTTTTGTTGAACAAACCAAATAGCTGTTTTATCTTTCATACCTAGATCCCAAAAGGTATCAACCTTGATTGTAGGATCATAAGGTACTTTTGTTATTCTGTTCTCATCATCAGCTTTATTTAAGCCTAAGGCGTAGATACTGCCGATAGCATTACTTTCAAATGAACATTCATACTCTGCCTCATATATTTCAGGAGGCATCATTTTTTTTGCTTCTGCTAATTCTTCTTCTTTAACGACTTTGGTTTCACTAGCTTTAAATAATCTTGTAAGCCACTTCTCATCGTGTGTACCATGTTGGTATAAATCAAAAAAAGCATTGTGTCCTTGTGGAGTACCTATTGCTATCATAAAACCTTCTCTATCGGATAAAGCAGGTCTAATTACTTCTGTCCACATCTTCGGTGGCATTTGGGCCACCTCATCAAGCACTACCCCATCTATATATAAACCCTTTAGGGTTTGAGGTCGCTCACAGCCTAATAACTGTATTCTACCCCCATTAGGTAGCTCTGCTCTAAGCTCTGTTTCATGGTAATCCATGTTTGGTAGTACGCTTGTGTAGTATTTAAGATAATCCCACGCTATTCTTTTTGCCATACTGTAAGTAGGAGCAATATAATAATAACGAGGTCTAGGAAGGGTACATTGGAGGCATTTCTTAATCAGTTCGTTTATGGTTAAGACAGTTTTGCCAAATCTCCGATGACATACCAGGACATTAAATCGTTTTAAATTTTCGTGGACTTCTTGTTGTAGTTTTCTAGGCTTGTAAGGGATTACTATTTTGTTCATTAAACATCTTTCTTCTCCCCTTTAATAAAATCTTTCATTCTCGCCACCTCTGTATTCTTAACAAGGTTATTGCCCACCTTATTAGGATAGACAGTTCTTTCATTAAGATTCTTAACCAGATCTGAGAAGTCTAATATTTTTACTTTTACTTTTTTCTTTTTCATAAA